CGCTGCTAGGAAGAAAAGCCGACTAGGGGATATACGACCCGCCATGTCGCCCCACCGGTGAAGCTCGAAAGAGTTTAATCATACGGAAGAATGACCGGAGCTTTTTTGAGCTTTTGAAGGTAGGATAAGGAGACAAATATCCAATGCCCTTCACCGGAAAATGGCGAATTGTGGGCGAACATAAAGGAGATAGAAGTGGCAGAATCTAATTTAGCGTTTGATATAGTTTTAACGTGCGAACCGACAAAAGATTATGATGGTGAAACCTATACACCCAAATACACTTTTGAAATTACCGAAAACTATGAGGGAGATCGGTTTCACGTTGCGGTTATGGATAACGTCATTGAAAAAGATTGCGTTGAATCAATGGGGTGCGATACCGCAGAAGAAGTTTTTGCTTTAGTTCGTCGATATTATACTGAATGGCCAGTAAAGGAGATAACATGAAAAACGAGATATTAGATCCACCCGATTATTTGCCGGTGGCATTGTGGGAGGATTTTGTTGCCTACCGGCGAGAAGAAAAGACCAAAAAGTTTACAATAAGAAGCCAACGTATGTTTTTGAATAAACTAGAACGGTTTCGCGTGGAAGGCTACGACCCACTATTGCTTCTCGAAAGTGCAATGGAATCGGAATGGCTTACAGTTTATAAAAAGGAAGATTGCCGATATGGAGCGAATACAGAATCTAATAAAAAACAATCAGCCGTCGAGCGAGTACGAGAAAAAGCCAAGGCTGCCCACAGAGACAATATCTACGCTTTGGGTAACTTTGACTGAGTTATACGGTAGTAAATTCGTGTCTCAATATGGCGAGGAGCCTTGTTCTAGTTGGATAGTGGGATTACATGATCTTAGCTCTAAACACATAAAACGTGGGATTAGGAATGTGGTAGAAAGTGGGGAGGATTGGCCACCGTCATTACCTAAATTTCGCAAAATGTGTTTTGCCGGTGAAGGGTGGCAATCGAGACAAGAATATGTCCCCCAATTAACTCACGAACCTAGCGAGGAAGAACTGAAGGAGAATATTGAAAAGGTCAAGGAGTTACGAGCAATCTTATTAGGTTGTTCTAAAGACGACCTATGAAATGGACAATTAAAGGTAAATACTGGATGGCGAGTAATAATGGTAAATTTACTATTAGCAAAAGCAATATCGGGAACAATAAATGGCGGTATACCCTTTGGGATCGCAACACCAAAAAGAATCACGGCGTATACCGAACTGCCGAAGAAGCTCAGATTAACGCCAAACAGATCGTCAAAAACTTACCTAGATTCTCTCCCGTATTCGGAGATGAAAACCTACAGGGAACACATACGGTATCCACCAAATACGAAAACTGGAAGAAAACACATAAACACAAATAGGGGTTATTATGATTACTGTACTTAGCCTGGGGGCAGGAGTCCAATCTTCTACACTAGCATTGATGGCGGCAAAAGGAGACATTACGCCGATGCCGGATGTAGCGGTCTTTGCCGATACCGGATATGAACCGAAAGCCGTTTATAGTTATCTGGAATGGCTGAAAACTCAATTACCCTACCCCATAGTTACCGTTTCTAAAGGCAATCTAAAAGAAGATCATTTGGCCAGTCGCCTACATACTGGAGATAGGGTAGCTGCCCTCCCTACGTTCATTCAAAAAGACAATGCGGAAGTTGTGTTAAATTTACGTCAATGTACTGCTGAATATAAAATTGCCCCTTTAACCAAATATATTCGAGAAACATTATTACAGTTAAAACCCCGACAACGAGCCCCTAAAACGCACGTTGTTGACCAATGGTTTGGAATTAGTTACGACGAAATACAACGTATGAAAGTGCCGTTCGTGGAACCTTGGAGAAGGAATGTTTACCCCTTAGTCGAAAAACATATACGGCGTGGCCAGTGTTTGGAATGGATGGCAAAACATAATTACCCAGAGCCCCCCCGTTCTGCTTGTTTGTGTTGTCCATTTCATAGCGAGGAAGAATGGTTGAAAATTAAATCTGGCGACCAAGAAGAATGGAAAGATGTAATAGAATTTGATCAAGCCATACGTTCATCCAACGGTATTCGGGGGAAAGAATTTTTGCATAGAACTTGCAAACCTATAAACGAAGTCGATTTTTTTACGTTAGAAAACGCGGGTCAAATGTCATTATTAGATGAATGTGAGGGATATTGTGGGGTTTAAATATTTACCAAATGAAAAAGATATAGATGAAGTTTTGGAACGGCTACCAGATTCCGATGCGGAATATGCTCGTTCTTGTGCTGATTACACTTCCGCTAAATTGGGTCTTCCTATAGCGAAAGCTAAAGGGCAACCTGACACCGGAACCATCGCCGAAAAGGAACGTGTAGCGTTACAAAGCGATGTATACACCCAGGCTAAAGACAAGCTCGTTGAGGCTGAATTTAAACGAATGAAATTAATGTTAGAGAGAGAACGGCTTATTATGACTGTTGATGTTTGGCGGTCTATTAATGCTAATCAACGTAAATCTTAGGGATTATTATGGCCAAAACTAAAACAATTACTTCTTTACGCAATAAGTTATGGAAGTTAACCAGTTTATATGTTCGTTTACGCGGTTCAGACTTTGACGATAATTGCTCATGCGTAACGTGCGGTCACACTAGACATTATAAAGAAATGCAAGCTGGTCACTTTATCGCGAAAGCACAAGGTAATGCTACCGCGTGGGATCTTCGGAATATTCACCCTCAGTGTTACCGGTGCAACATTAACCTGGGTGGGAACGGTGCGGAATATTTTCCTTTTATGCTTAAAACGTATGGTTCCGAAGTAGTTGATGAATTACGTCAATTATCCAATACGTCGCGTAAGATTAGTCGCGTACAATATGAGGAAATGATTGAACATCTACAAGAAAAACTACAAGAGTTAATTCAACAACGTGAAAATCCTACCTATTGGCAAGACATAGAAGCTCAAGAAAACGAATTGCGTAAACATTGGACACATTGGGCATTACAGAACATTAGTTAAATTTCAAACGTCCACCACAACAACGTACCCACTAAATACCCACAAATACACGTTAACGTCACTAACAATATAATCCAAAAATAAATAGACCGGCAGAAATCGCCAATCGCCGTTAACTGATTCTTCTTATCTAGCGTCTTCAACCTGACCATAAACATTAAACGTCAAAGCATTGCCCGTACCAGACCGTACCCCTAACGTTCCAGATACCGCTATAGTTATCGCTCCTGCGTCCAAATAGGCTTGTAAATCAACGTAACCACCACTAGCTATGCTGCTGTCCCAGACGACGGCGGTTGTTTCGTCATAGGTCGACCCATCGTCATCGTGAAATAAACGAAAAGTGGCAGCCGACCCTGTGGTATTGACCACTATAATGCGGGAAATAGACGTTTTAAGAGTAGCAGTATATGCCGTACTAGCCGTAGTATTCGATGGCCTAGTTTGGGCAATAAGAGAACCAGAAGTCGCCATTATAATAAATCTGTTTGATCAACAGCAAATGTTGAGGTTCCAGCCCCTAATGCCGGTGCTAGTAATTGTCGTGAAAAACCGCCTACTCCAATCCCAGGTTTATTTAATACTCCACTTACATTAGGATAATTTTTCAGATTGGTTTTTTCACCCAATCGGCTTTCAAGTATTCTGTCGGGGAACCGTTTTTGCAACGTTCTATCTAATAACCCTAAAGGTTGAGGCAATACGTTTCTTTGTCCAAATCCTGCTGGATCCATTAACATTGAACGTATTCGTGGCTGACTTTGCAACCCTCCTAATAATAAAGCCGACGTATGGGTTTCTTTTGGTAAAACTGTTCGTAAAACTGGACTTGCTAATGACCCCGCTAATTGTGCCAACGTATACGTACCTAATTGTGCATCAGTTCGCGGCACATCTACTTTACCAAACTGCATTACATTTCTTGGACTAGTACCTTGACCAGTTCCAAAATACTCGTAGGTATTAGCAATAGTTTCTAATTCGTCGGTTAACGGTTTAGCTTTACCAATGTTATATATTTTTTCAGCATCTACCATATCTCCGACAGTAGCTTCTCTTATTGCTTCCGCTTGCGAATATTGTTTTCTGGCATCTTTAAACTCTTGTACCGTTTTACCAAATTTAGGAATTTGTAAATCTGGAATAATTTCACCACTTGCATCTAATAATTGCCCTTGTGGATTAACAGTTACATTATCTGGTAAAAAATCATTAATAGTGCGAGAACCAATTAATTCATCTAATTCTACAAAATGTTTTTCTGCACTATCTTCTAAAATATCACTAATTTCACCAACAATACGTCCTGTATCAGCATCACCACTTTTAAACAATTTGCTTTTAGTATTTCGTAAAACCTTAATTGCATCCATCCACAATTCGGGTTCTAATTCTCCTTTTTCTAAAATACTAGTAGCCTGGTTTAAAACATTTCTATGTTCTGTACCTAGCCCACCAAGCGTTTTTTCTAATTTTATACGTTGTTCTAATAAGGTTTTTAATCGGTCTATATTGTCTGGTTGAATTTTTATTTTTGTTAATGAATCGGCAAATTGATTAAATTGTCTAGCTTGTTGTTCCCTAGCTTCTTTTGTTGCACCCGAAAACCGACTTAAAATATCTGGCCTAGATTCGCCTAGTTTAATTCCATATAAATCATCTACTAATCGTCGTTTAAATACTTTGGCTTGTTCTCCAATATTTCTAAACCCTTCGTATTTGTTTTGTAGTTCAGTTATTCGTCTACTAATCGCACTTTCTATAGGTGTCTTTTCATCCGCTCCTAATATTTTTTTAGCTAAAATATTAGTTACATCTTGGTTATGATTGCCCATCGCAGCTTGTAATAATCTAGGACTTTGAAAAGTTCTCGCTATATCTGTTCTTAAAGGTAACTCTGACCGTATTGCTTTGGGGTCTAAAATATATCCTGCGTTCTGAGCAATTTGAGCAGCCTCTGTTACGTCCTGTTGTGACGACCGTGGTAATGGTTGTCTAGTTTTTGTAGAAATAAAATTAGGGTCTGTTGCTACTGCCGCTCTACGGTCACTTCCTGTAGTTAACCTATTGCCTATACCACTTAACACTTTATCTGCTGCGGTTCCTACACCGGCTGCTAATAACATATTACCCATTCTATTATCACCCAAACTAAATGGGTCATCTCCTAATGTAGGTATTAATGCTGCTTCTGTAGCTGCTAACCCTGGAACAGTAGCCCCTGTTACGGTAGTTGGTCGTCCTGCTCCTCGAAGCAATAAATTTCTTCCTAAACCTAATCCCCCTCCTAATAATCCATAACCCAACACATTACCTACCAAACCTCCACCAGTTTGTTGATTGGGTGCATATTTTTGTTGGTGTGCTGCAATTCTTCTTTCTAAATCTTTTCGACCTTTAAAAAATTCTTGTAAATCTTCGCGTTGGCGTGTTTCAAAAAGATCTTGTAATCCTTCAAAAGGATTCATTCTGCCACCACCTAAACGATACCCAAACAATCGTGCATCACTAACAATATCTTCTAACGCTAACGGTATGCTTTCCAATGTCCCTCGAAATCCTGTAGCAATATTAGAACTGGTTCCGGTAGTTTGCCGGTTATTTTTACGCTGTTGAATTCGATCTAAAGTGCTTTGACTTAAACTACTCATTTATTTTACCTTTTTGAACTAAAAAAGCATCCAACCATTTATTTACTCTTTCAATATGCTCGTTACTTATACGGTCTTTTTCTACATCATCTACTAATTGGAGGACTTCATTATCTATAGCTTTACCGTCTTCTTGTCTTTTTGTTAAAGTGTTTAAATATTG